AATAAGCTCAACATAGTCGCGGATGCCGTAGCCTTGTCCTTTTGCTCCCTCTCCAGGCATCCATTTACCACCACGCCACTCAGCCCAGTCGCCAACATCGACTCCAGGCCATTCACGATAAACCCACATCGTCCCAGTTTCATCCACTGCAATCCAGCACATGAACCAGTTTTTAGAGCCAGCAGGGTCGATAACGTGATACTTGGTAATGTTGTTTCTAGGAATCTTGTCGGGATCTACCACGTTCACAATCTTGTTGAATTTCGGGAACTTGGTAGCGTGTGACTTCATCGGCACACCGTAGGCACGAATAAGGATTTCTTCCCGTGTTCTGCCTTTCAGCGTCTCTTTGATTCGATCATATCCACCGAAAGCGTTATCTTGTGAATGGAAGTAATGCACGGAAGCGTTTAGCTTCTTTGATCTCTGGACGTATGGAACAAGCTCGTTATTGAGCAGCTCTGCTTCTCTGCTCTCGATAGTCGTTGCGCCATCAAGATACTCTTTAATCACCTCAGTCCACCCGTCGATAGGCGTGAACGTTACAAGCATCTTGGAGTTGCGAGTCGCAAGACGGAATCGCATCGTGTTTATCAGCTCTGGACCAAGAAGGTATTCGTCGAGCCATACGCCAATATTGTGCCATACGGGATTTCTAGATCCAAGCTCGGCGCCTTCCAGAATCGTAGGATTGTTCTGGTATTGTGAATAGGTCTTGAAGATGATTTGCGAGCCATTGGGTAGAATCAACGATGAATCCGTGAATCCAGTTTTCTTCTTGTAGGAAATGTAAGCGTTTGCGCTTGTGTATTTCGTTTTGAGATACTCAGGAAGCCATGCCCAGACTGCGCTTTGCTGCTGGCGAATGGACACTTCGGACGTTTGTGCGAAGCAGAATATCTCGGAATTGGGATTCTCTACCGCAGCACGGACAACGGAGAATGCGCCCCACTGGGTTTTTCCTGAGCGGTTGCCTCCTAATGCTAGGATTTCATTGACTTCTTTTAGCTGCTCCTCGGCTTTTACCCAGTGCGGCAGACGGAAACCATATTGATACGGGTCTTTCTCGGCATTCTCAATTGCTTCGTGATAAATGCGATGGATAGACAACACCTCCTCTGGTGTCATCTGAATCAACTCCTCATCCGTGGGAGGTTTCAGTATCTGATGCTGTCTCCAAATCATACAGTTTCCGCTTCGACTACTTTACCTTTGGCAATTCGGCTTCTAGCTTCGTTGATGAGATTTGCTGCATCGTCCAGACTCGCGCCTTTGCGATGCTCTACCACGGTCGTTGCCATGCCAGTAAGCTGTGCTGCCTTGTCTGTGAGAATGCCAACGGTGATTGCTAGCTTCTCAGGGGAGATTTTGGCAAGGCTATCAGGGTCGTCAAATAGCTGACCAGCACGTTCAAACAATAGATCGGTGTATTCCTGCGCTGCGATAGCGTAACGCATGGAAAACTCCTTGCGCTTAGTCTCTAGGGTGTCGTTATGCCGCCATTCTAGTTGTCGAATAGTCTCCCTGCCAACCCCAGTTTTCTTGGATATTTCGGTAATCTTGGCTCCTTGAGATAAGAGGAACAATGCTAATGCAGCCTTGTGCGGAGCGTAATGTTCTATGTTGTTCCGTGGCAGCAATTTAGCACGTTCTCTTACCTCAAGAAACCACTCGCTCTTGTCGGGACGATCATCGTAGTAATTGTCTTTCAGTTTCTGGAGTTGTTCTTCATTCATGGCGAATGCGATCGAATATCACTTTGACCCAGAATTCAAGTTTTGTTTTTGTTGAAGGTCAAATTTTTGATTTAATTCAGAAAATCTGGAGTTGTAATTTGCGCTCTCTTGTTCCTCAAAATCTTTTGCAGCTTGCTCTAGCTCAAAAGAAAACTCTGGGTCTTCAGATGCTTGTCTTGCAAGAAACGTAAGTCCTTGTCTTGTCTTGAATGCCGACTGGAACATTTTAACGTAAGCGTCATTTACATCTCCAGACATTGCGTTTCTAGCAAGCGAAGATCTCACCCCATTGCTTGAACTTCCATTTGCAAGCGCATATGCCAAGAATCTATTTCTTGCACTTGTGGTCAATTTAGCAATAGGAGCAAAAGCGCTGATGTTTCTACTACTTACAACAACTCTAGGCATTACTCCTGTTTTATTAACTTCTTTAATCGTATTAGCTTGATAGAGTTTTGCCAGATCGTAAAGCGCAGTTCCAGAATCAGCACCAAGAACAGTATTGATGTTTTTACCTAGTTCACTTGGAGCTTCCTTAGTCCCGTAATCAGCTAGGAATTTATCAACATCAAACAAGGTTTCATATGGTGGTGCAGCAGTAGGAGTTCCTCCTCTATAACGATCAAGAAATATTCTCATGAAATCTCCCTTGTAGAGATTTCTTGCATCTGGTGATGACTTGCTGAGTTGACCCATTGCTATTTCAACATTTCTGGGAGTCATGCCATTCAATATAGCACTAGACATCAAGTCAGGATCAATGTTTTCAAAGTTGCCATCTTTAGCTGCTTTGAATATTTCAGATGCGACTAATTTTTCTTCTTCTTTTTTGAGTGCTTCTCTTTTGACAATTTGATCAGCAACTTGATTCCTTTCGTTTTTAGACAACGCAGAAGATAATGCAGTCAAATCATCACGGGTAATGTCAGAAATGCTTACTCCTTTAATAGTAGCCAACTTTTCATTCAAGGTGTCTAGTCCTCTTGCTACTTTGCCAGAATCAGCATCAAATAATGTATCAAGAAACCCTTTGTCATAATTTAATCGAGTAATATTTCCTTGTTTACCCATTCCAATATCTTGAAGATACTGGATTTGCATTTTTTCTTTAATAGCTTTGGAGATACCAGGTTGTGCTGCATCCAAATCTTGAGCAGCACGAAGAACTCTACTCATTGTTTCTGGGTCTTTCATGGCAATTCTTACAACGTCTCTTTTTGTTGCAACATTTTCTCCACCAGCTTCTTTTAATATGCTGCCCAAGGTGTTCTTTTGCATGTCATTTCTTTTGCCAACTGCTACCGCTGTTGTTTGAAATTCGTTTGCAAGATTTCTTGTGACTCCATTTGCGTCAATAGCATTATAGCCCTTGAAAATTTGTGTTCTAAGAGCCGATAATTCATTTGATATTTCAGTTCCAAAAATATCCTTGGTTGATCCACCGACTAGGTTTTCTGATCGCAGATTGCCATACGATTTGACTAATTCATTAAAGTCTTTGAAATTCAATGGTCTATTTATAGCTTCAAGGTCTTTCAACTGATTAGTTGTGTCTTGAATCTTGCCCTCCAATCTCAATCTTAAATTTGGATCTTTTGCGCTACTTTTTAGTTTTTGCAAACTTTTTAAGCTATTTTCAATTCTTTTGATTTCAATAGGCGCATCTCTTCTAGCTCTAAGACTATTTTCAAGCCCTGTTACTCCTCGATCATCAACAAAACCTGAAAAGTTCAATTCACGTTTAATTTGCGGAATTTTATCCAGCAGTTCCTGTGCTGTCATTGAAAAACCAGCATTATCAGCTAGATCAGCCATTGAATCATATTGATTTCTAGTGAATTTTGCGACTTCTTCGTCAAGTTGCTGAATAGTTCCTCTTAGAACTCCACCAAGTTCATCAACATTAGCTTTCCCAGATGGTTTAAGCAATCTTTGAACAGCTCCATCAATAATAAGTTCATTTTCATTAGTGTTGCGAGCAATTCTAGTTACAAGCTCACTTCGTTTCTGCGCTTGATTTCGTGCAACGCTAGCATAATCACCAGCAGTAGTTGTCGCCATTTTTCTAAATGGATCAAATTTCCTTACCAGATCTTGTTGTGCGGTTCTTAATTTTCCTCCTAATCGAGATTTAGGGAAATCACCAGCAAGCTCTTGCGCTCCTTCTATTCCTTTAGGTCCAAATTGCGAACCAGCAGGAACTGCTTCGGGAAGCCCTAATCGTTCAGCGGATTCAACAAATTGCTGTCTAAATGTATTTGGTGTTCCACTTGGAACTCTAAATGCGCGAACCGCAGGAATTGCAACATCCCCAACTAAACCAAGTGCGCCACCAATAGCTGCTTGAGTGCCTCGACGCGCGACATTTTCTCCAATATTTTGCTCCATGCCAAGAGCGGCACGGGTAATCATATCGGCAGCTGTTCCTAAACCAGCTTCTGTTGCCGCAGCAGTAGCAGTTCCAGCTGTCGGGCTTTTTGTGGCTAATGCTGCACCGATTCCAGCTGCTGTTGAGCCGAGAGCAATAGGGACTTCTACTGCTGCTGCTCCACCAAAACCAGCAAGACCCATATCAAGCGTAGTAAATGTTTTGCCATCTTTAGTTTTAATCAAAAACTGAGTTTTACCACCTACGCTCATAGGCGTAATATTGGCATCTGGATATGTTTGTTGCAGATACTCAAGCTCTGATTCTGGAGTAGGCAATGCACCTACACCTACTCTTACTCCAGTAGGTAGTTGTTCTGCCGCCATGCCACCTTCGCCAACTGGTGCATCAAAAAGCTGAGAAATAGCTTCGCGTTTTGTTGCCATTTGTTGCTCAACAGAAGGCATGTTATACATTGGCGTAGGCATGCCAACACCACCTCTTCCACCCATGCCCATGTAATTGGGCGTAGGAGCAACAATGGGCTTCTCGATTTCTTTTCTGAGTGCGCTTATTCTTTCTAAATTTGGAGCTTCTTCTTTTGTTTCTAGATTTGAGAATTGATTTTGAAGAACTTTTACTTTATCATAGAGGTTTCTACCTAAATCAACATAAGATTGAGCCTCAACATTTTGCCCAGCAGCAACAGCTGCTTGATATTTGTTTTTAGCTTCAACAATCCCACGAGATAGCTTGCCTATGTCAGAACTAATTAATTCTTTTTGTTTTTGTAGATCACTCATCGATATTTAAGTCTTTTAGTGCTTGTTTAGTTGCATCATCTAACCCTGTATATGGAGTAGCTGTTGGTGTAGTTCTTGATCTAATTTCACCTTGTTCATCTAAATACTCAACAGGAGCATTTGCCATAGCTTGACTAAATTGTGATTGCGTAATTTCACCTTTATCTAGCTTAGATTTAAGCACTCGTTCTGATCCATAAATAAGATCATGTTGAAGATTTTTCAATCTTACTAATTCGCGCTTAAATGCTGCTGGGCTTTGGGCGTTTCTAAGTGCTGTTACAGAGGACCGCAAGACTCCCATATCTTTATCAGACACAGAGCCAAGTGCTGCCCCAGTAGGATTATTTGCTCTCATTTCTTGAATGCCAGAGAGCGTAAGCGTAGAATTAACTCGATCAATAATATCTTTGGTTTCAGCTTGTTGAGTAGCAGGAATTTGCTCAGCAACCATGCGACCAGCTGCTCCAAGAACTCCAGGAGTCATTGACTCTGAAGCTTTCTCAAGCAAATTAAGGTCTTGTATAAGACCCATGGCTTTGTCAACTTTTGCATCTTCAGCTCTTTGTGCTTGAGCGGCTTTTCCGCCAAGCGAAATATCACGTTTTGTTACAGTTCCATCAGAATTAAAAATTATTTCTTCTCCTTTTTGTGGAGCTAGAGATTGGATGTCAGTAACAAAGATTTGACCATTTTCTGCTGGAGTGCCAGTTATTTTGTATCCTTGCTGAATTAGCTTACTAACTTCTTCTGGAGACATTACTTGCCCTTGTTTTTCATCAGCTTCTACTGGAATTGCATACGAAGGAACTGATGCATTTGGTTGCGATCCCTCAAATGGAAGCAATGTAGGCACTTGACTTTCTACTCCAGTATTAAGTGGTGGCAGCAAACTTGTATCGTTAGTATAAAGATTGTCAGTAGGAAGCTCTAATGCGTTAGCGATTGCATTAGATTTACCTTGAAGTCCACCTGTCGCCTGAGGAGTAGGTAAGCTTGCGGCAGAAGCAATTCCTGATGCTGTCGCAGAAGTTCCAACAACTGTTCCATCGGGTCTTGTTCTCGTTCCTGTTGCTGGGTCGAAAACAACTGGCACCTTGTATTGTTTGCCATTTATTGTTTCAACAATCTCACCTTGTTGGAGATTTACATTTCTTTCTCCTGTAGTGTTCCTTGCTTCCATTGCAGCTTTCTCAATCAGCATAGCCTGATCCTGATCAAATCGACCAAACACGTTAGGAATCATCGCCTTGCCTTCATCCAGCAATGCAGCTTTCTCGATAGGGCTAAGGTTAGGATCGTTATATGATTGCAAGAATGGAGCTAGCGTCTCTTCAGCTGCTGTAATTCCATACGATTTACCTAGAGTAATAGCAGCTTCAATAGACTTGGCAGACGCTTTGTTGTAAGCATCAACTTTCTTCTGCTCTTTTTTAACCTCACCGTAGTTCTGAATAGCCCCGCCAATACTCTGTCCTAGCCCAGCAATTCCCTGTGCTTGCATTTTAGCAGCATCAGCGAATCCTCCGAAATCTAGTTTGAATGACTCAGGGTTAATTCCTGAACCTAGCATTTGTCCTTTTCCGTAAGCTGCCATATTATTTGATTAGTCCGTAATTAACTGCTTTGAATCCACCAATTTCCTCAACTGCCTCAGGTGTAACCTTTTCAACATCTTGAGCC